CCGAAGTGCCCCACATATAGCCGGTTCTCAGTGCTGCTAACCCACTCAACATATTTGTCCCAAATAGACTTGGGACGTTGTAGTGCGATAGTAGCTGCCATTAAATTTTAGAATTGTAGGTTTGGTGAATTTGCCAGCTTAGTCATAACATCGTTACGATAGGCTGGATCAGAATCATAGCGTGGATCATTCATATCACGAATCATCTCTGCTTGACTGCGGTACGAATCTGTCATCTTAGCTGAACGACCTTGGATCATATTTCCATCTTGGCCATTAGCTTCGGTGTACCGCTTTGCCATGGCCTCAACAGCCATGTTAATTTGGAAGGGATTAGCTGACTCAACGATTGCGTCGAAGGCTTCGATGTCAGATTCAGGTAGGTTTTGAACAGCCCAGTTCATAATCTGTTGGTACTGTTCTTTACCTCCCACACTGTTCATCATACCATCTACTTGCTCTTGTGTCAAGTCTGGTCCTTCACTACCCTCTGCTTGTGGAACCTCTTCTGAATTTTCAAAGAAAGCTTTAATAAGGTCTTCCTTAGAAACATTTTCAAACGCACTTGCGTCAAATTTTTTGTCAGAAGTATAGGACTCATATGCCTTTGCAAGCTGGTCACTCACATCAGGGGTTGCTTGCTGGTTAGGTTGTCCTTCACCCATCCGCTTTTGGAGCTCCAGGTAACCCTGCTCTAGCTCCTCAGCAGATTTATACTTACCAGCAAGTAAGTTTTGTCGTTCTTGTTGTAGTGATTCACCGATTGCTAGAGAGTCTTGCTCTTCAGCAGACAGTGATTCTACAACTTCGGTAGGTTGACTACCATCATATTGAAGTGTATTTGCCATTACAATGGGGGTGCTTTGATACGTCGATTGAAAGTAATTTTACCTTTAGCATTTCGGATAAACGGTGGCTCTTCTTTTGGAGCTTCTTGTTTAACTTCAGGCTGTGGGTTCTGCTTCTGGGGGCGCCTCTTCGGTTGGCGGTTGGAGGTCGGCATTTTTAGTAGGATCCATAAGTGGTGACTTCAGGATCTGACCAGCTTGGTTAGCTAGTGCCATCTCCTGCTGCTGCTCTTGTGCAGCCATCTGTTCTTCCTGCATCTGATCCATAGACTTGACGAGGTTAAGAACGTCAATACCCTGTGCAGCTGCAAGTCGTTTGATAGCCTCATCTGGGTTAACAAACTGCATCAATGCTTCAGGTCCAAGTGTCTGAGCAACTGTACCAAGGAACATCGTTAACGATTCCCTATCCTGACCACGACCAAGACTGTTAATACCAGCAACAATAGTCGGGTTAACAATATCTTTGGGGTAACGTGGTAGCTCGCCAGTTCGTTGTAGAACCAGGAGCTTTCGGTTGAGGTATGGTACAAGGAACTCTACAGTAAGAAGGGAGAACAGTCCGCCAAGTTGGGATTCGAGTTCGAGTTGAGTGAGTCGAATCTCTTCAGCTGTGACGCGTTCTGCATTACGTGGGTTCATGACAAGGAACGCTTCTAACAATCGGCGTTCGTATGATCCAATCATATTGGCAGCAGTTGCAAAGTCGGCTTGTTTGCCAACTTGAACCACACCAATATCATCCGGTCGCCCCTGAATAATAGCACCGTTGCCAGCAGCCGCGAGCGACTGGGGCTTGGTGGTGCTGCTTGGGGCCACCGTGAACACTACCTTAGCAGCTGCAGCGCTGCCCTCCACTAGGGCTTGTGACAGTGCGTCAAGTGACTTGAAGTCTCCTAAGAATTCTGAGACTCGCCCGCGACCGTAGTTCTCACCGTCAACAGTGTTGAAGCGTAGAACCAACCAGGGGCTAGCATCTTTAGGAGCTTTACTTTCACTACCAGGAATCACAGTGTTGTTAACTTCCTGATGCCACAACCAGCGGTTACCATCCAGGCGGACGTGTGTAAACACTTCACACTCTTTTTCGTAAGAGTCGCCATCGGAATCGCCGGTCATGTTTTGCTCTTTCATTTTTGTAATGAAACCTTGAGGGAGCAAATCCTCGTGAATTAATTCTTTTGTAACAATCTCAACTACGTTACCGTTACCGTCTCTGTCTACGACATAGCGGTTAAGTGGATAATGTTTGACACCATCCTTACCCATAAACAAGAGAGCGTTACCGCCGACAACAAGATTCTTAATAGCTTGGTGAACAGTGACACGATCACTGGATGCAGCGATGCTGTCCATCACCATGCGTTCCATCTTAGCAAAACTCAGATCAAGTTCAGATCGTACTTCAGCCGGCAGCTCTTCGCCAAGCTTGTCGTCACGAATTTGAAACTTAAAAAATGTAGTCTGTGGTGGTAGCAATGCAAGCATAAGTTTACTTGCTAAAGTTACCACACACTTGGCGCCTACGCTTTGCCAAGGTGTTTTTAGATTCTTGTATGAGGGACGGGATTCGTCTCTTGTAATTAGGTAAGGTAGAGTCAACCTCGCACACTCAACCGCTTCGTCTAGAAATTGTGACCGGTAAGATGATAGTCGATTGTATCTAGAGCTTGCGTGCATTATGCTAGGTTAATAAAGGAACCGTAGGGTGTTGACATAGGACCACCGCCAGCTTCTGCGCTAACGTATGGACGTGACTGTAGTGGATTAGACTCTCTCACTCCTCGTGCTTGTTGCATACGCAATTGACGAGATTTACGAGGTCTTACACCACCACCACTAGATTTAAGCGTTGTTTGTAAGGTTTGTGGTACAGTTTTAGCTGGTGCTGCTGGCACAGGTTTCGGTTTAGCTGCTGCTTGCATTTGAGATTGCAGTTGTTGTTGCCGTTGGCGTGCTCGGTAATCAGCTAATTGCTGTTGTCCAACACGAATAGCGTTTTGGAGATGAGCTGTAAGCCTACCACCACCACCACGACCAGTAAAGGCTGGTACACCTTGGCCCATCTGTCCGAAAATCGAAGCAGCTTGTGCAAATAATTGTTGGTTTTGTACTGCTCTTGCGTTTGCCATAATTAAAGTTGTTCTTCTTCAAGACGTTGCTTTATCCAGTCAATGACTGAACGTTGTCCAGACCTGTACATAATAGTAGACATACTATCACCGGGTCCGGGGTTGGTGGGTGGGAATGTTTCATCAGCTTGAGCAATAATAGACCGAGCGGTCATACCAAATGCTTCAAGCGTATTGAGGGAGATTGACATTGGAGTGTTCAAAGAATGCAGGCATACGTGCCCGCTGTGTTTCTAGAAGGCCTTCTGCTTTCCCTGCATACATTAGGGAGTCGCTTTGATCCAGCCAAAATTTTTTGTCTAAATATTTATCAGTATGTTGTCCAAGTGGCTGCATGATCCAGTTGATCGTCGCCTTACGTAGCTTATCAAGAGATGGCGAGATTGTCAAGCCCAGTTCTCGTGAGACTAGTGAGTTACATGCAACATGGACCTGTTCGTCTCGGCTGATGTCGGCACTAACTGTTCGCATACCAGCATCACCGTTAAATCGCATGAATGGGAGGAGCACAAAGAAAATTGCACGCTCGGCCACCATTGCTTTAAGGATTGTGTGATCTGGATGAGCAGTCCAGGCGTCGCGGAGCCGGATGGCTTCCGCTTCAGCTTTCTCATCAACGCCGAAAGAATTGGCGATGTAACCAAGTGCAAGGTCGTGCTTTTCCTCATCTTTGATGTTGGATAGGAGTAGATCACGAGCCGTTTCCGGCACATCATTCTTGAGAGCATCTTTGATAAAGTCGCCAACAGGGAGTTCCATGTGCCGGATAGCCAGCGCACGATATATGGTTTCTTCAGCACCTTCTTTTACTTTACCAGCTTCAGTTTGAACTGGTTGCCAGGTGCGCTTTCGATTGAGTAGTTTAGTGTATGGGTTCATTCGCCGCAATTACAGTCAGGTACAGGAGAGAGTAGTTCCTCCAGGTAACTGTCCACTTCAACATCTTCCAGAGCAGCATATACGTTGCTCTTATCTTGAGTGTCACCCATTACCTGCAAGGAGTAGTAAAGGGAGGTTTGAGGCGAAGCCAACCACTCTTCTACGAACGAATTGTCGTAGGTTACCATATCACTCCATGAGTTGAATGAGTATCCGTGAAGAAGTCCCGTATTATCGAGCAGCGTCATAAGTCCGTCTGCTACTTTTTTATAGTCTTGCCAGCCAACTTCGCTGGCGATTTCTACGTCACCGTAGTCATAAGATTCAACACCAAATGTACCGCTATCCCGATCAACGTGTCGCGCAATAGGAGGTGCGATCTCAGGAGTGGTAGTAAATCCATCAGTATCTTTGTATCGGTAGCTGCAGGAGGCCGTAGGAGCCACGGCAAATGCCCTGACCATGCCATGGTCCCGAGCCACCCGTGCGGCGGCCTCTATGGCGCTCCTGAAGGCCTCTGCGAGGGCGTATCCGGCGGAGGCTGACAGCCGTCCACGGTTCAGGTCCGTCAGACCTTGGCCAAACTCTTTATACGATACTTTGAAGCGTCGCAACAGGTTAGCCAGACCCAACATACCAAGACCAACTTGTCGGTCAACAGTTGGGGAGAGGTACTCACCGGAAGCATCTACATTTGTCTTTGCATGAAGCTCACAGAGCTGTGTCATGCCTTCTACAAATGCAGACTCAAGATTACCCACATCACAAGCGCCACAGTTAATATGCTGAAGCAAGCAAGTGCCACGGCTAGGTAGATAAACTTCCAAGCAAACATTACCATAAACTCGATTGCCTTCTTTGTCGTATTTTACTTTGTTAAGCCAAATGTCTCCAGACTTGATGGCATAGAGTAACTCCTCTTTAAAAGAGCACGCCTGCCACCAACCATCGGTGACATTGACGCATCGCTTAACCCAAGGGAGTTCTTGACGTGATGCTTGTATAAACTCAAGACAATCAGGATGCTCCATGTCCAAATGCAGGACAATAGCACCGTTCTTGTATACCCCGCCTCTGCGAAGAATCTCATTTAGTGTAGAGTAGATTTTACCAAAACTTACCGGTCCACTGGCAGTTACACCGGATGGACGCTCATAATTTTTGGGGTCAAGTTTTGACAGGTGGATTGCACAACCTGCGCCATAGCGTAGAGCATGTGATGCAAAGCGCCAACTGGCTTCAATGCCATTCGGTCCCTCCATCTCGTTTTCTACGACAAAAACTGTACAGGAGACAGGCAAACGGGAGTTAGGATCGTCGATCCAGGATTGTACGCGCCCTGTACGGGCAACTAGGTCGGTTTTCATTTAAACTAAGTCAGA